GCTTTTGCGACGCTGACAACGGATAGCCTCGCGCCTGTTCCTGACTATGTTTATTACCAGGATCAAGCTGAAGAAATTGATACGCTAACGGCGCGTATTGGCGCCCTACAGCAAGCCCTAAAGCTGGTGGGCTTTTATCCTGCCGGCCCACAAGGCGAGGGCGCGCCGGAGATTGAGCGCGCTATGGCTCCTGGCTTTGAGAATAAGCTAATTGCCGTAAAGTCTTGGGATAATTTCACCAAGGGCGGCGGTAATGCGCCAGTTGTTTGGTTGCCGGTCGATCAAGTCGGTAATTTGCTTAAAGGCTGCGTCGAATTACGTCAGCAATTAATACAGGATATTTATCAAATTGTTGGCATTAGCGATATTATGCGCGGCGACGCTAACGCTGCTGAGACGGCCACGGCGCAGTCGATCAAGGCTCAATATGGCTCAATCCGTATTCGTGAGCGGCAGCAAGAATTAGCGCGTTTTAGCCGTGATATTGTTCGTATGCTGGCTGAGATTATTTGCACACAGTTTCAGCCTGAGATATTGCTGAAAATGACTAATATGAGCTTGCCAACTGAGGCAGAGCTACAGCAACAACAAATGATGGCGCAACAACAAGCGCTCATGGCGCAAGCGCAGCAAGCTCGTATGCAGCAAATGCAAGCGCCTCAACAACAACCCGTCGCTCCTGGGATGATGTGATGATGCCAGGCCAGCAACAACCAAACCAGCCAGTGACTATTGATGCTGTCATGGCGTTGCTACGCGACGGCGCATTACGTCGATTTAGAGTAGATATTGAGGTCGATAGCACGATTGTTGGCGACGAAAGCCAAGAGCGTAAAGACCGCAATGATTTTATCGCTTCCGTCACGCAGTTTATGCAGGGATGGGGGCCAATGGTGCAGGCAAATCCTGCCTTAGCTCCATTAGCGGGCGATCTATTATTGTTTGGCGTTCGGGCTTATCGCGTTGGTCGTGAGCTAGAAGAAACAATTGAGGACACGGTCGAAAAGATCGAACAACTGGCAAGTCAGCCTAAGCCGCCAAGCCCTGAGATTATGGCAGCGCAAGCTAAAGCACAGTCAGAGCAAGTAAAATCCAAGGCTGAAGTGCAGAAAAGCCAGTTTGACGTTCAGGCCGCTCAAGTCGGCGCGCAAGCTAAAATGGCGCAAGCTCAACTCGATCACCATGCGTCAATGCGCAAAGCCCAAATGGATGAAGTCAAGGCGCAGAATGATTTTCTACGCCAGCAAGCTGAAGCTGCAAACGCGGCCATGATGCCGCCAGGGGTTAATAATGTCTGATAACTGGATTGCCGGCGCTGTAAAGCATAAAGGCGCCCTACATCGTGAGCTAGGCGTTCCGATGGGTAAGAAAATACCAGAAGAAAAGCTAGAAAAAGCTGAAAAGTCTAAAAACCCGACAGAGCGTAAGCGCGCAGTATTGGCTGAGACGCTCAAAAACATGCACCACGGTAAATAATGACGTTACGAGCGTGTCGTGCCTGCGGTGATTGGCATAGATTAGAAGAAGATTGGCCTGCCGAATGTGTGGGTCATTTTCGTATTAATTATCAGCGTTCTGAATTATCAGCGCCCATGATTATTAAGGATGAAATGGGTGCGGTGCAGTCGCAGCTAACCGGCAAGATATACGATAGCAAGTCAGGCTTGCGTAAAGAATATAAAGCGCATGGCGTCACTGAGATTGGAAACGAAAAAATCCAGCCTCATACGCCAAAGCGTCCACAGATTAGCAAAGAAGAAATAGGCCAAGCCATACAAAAGGTAAAGGCAGGGTATCGCCCTAACACAGAACACGCCGGCATTAGCGCCTCGCGTTCTGGGTCTGAGTGGCACTAAGCGGTTTCAACTCCGCACATCCCAAAGGTAAATATGATTGAAGAAATTGACGACGCCCCATCAACGGGCGAAGGCGAAGTCGCGTCCAGCCCAACAGATTTACGTTCAATTATTGAAGCGGCTAGGGATAAACAGCGCGAAATATCGAATGATGTTTCAAGTGCTGAACCAGTCAAAGCCGATGAGCCGGAAGAAAAGCCGGAGCGCAAAGCCGATCGAGACGAAAAAGGTCGCTTTGCCGCCAAAGATAAGCCTGTTGAAGCTGTCGAGAGTGACTATCAGTCGCTTCAAGATACAGCAAGCAGCGATGAGGCTGAGAAACCCGCATATAAGGCGCCGGTTGGCTGGTCAGTGGCGGCTAAAGCTGCCTTTAATGAATTACCAGAAGCCGTTAAGGAAAGCATAGCCAAGCGCGAAGCTGAAGTAGATAAAGGCTTTGCGCGCTACGGTGGTTTAAAGCAGTTTGCAGAGGTCGCTGAAGAAAACGGCACAACCTTAGCGGCTGCGGTTCAAGATTACGCTAAAATAGAAAACAGCCTTCGGACAAATTACCTTGAGGGCGTTGATTTATTGAACAGTAGATTTGGCATTAGTCCTGTTCAATTCATACAGGCTTATGCGGCACGTTACGGCGTCGATCTTACAGGATCAAACGTGCAGCAATCACAGGGCTATCAACCCCCTGCGATAAACCCCGACGCTATTATTCAGCAAGCAACTGCGGCTTTCGAAGATCGTATGCTCCAGCGCGAAACTGTCGGAGAGATAGAGCGCTTTAGAAACGATCCAGCAAACCCGTATTTCGAGAATGTCCGTGAGGATATGGCAATCCTGCTTCAAAACGGGAAAGCTACCGATCTGAAGGACGCATACGAAAAGGCTTGTTGGGCAAACCCTGAGACAAGAGCAATCTTACTCAAGTCTCAACCTAATTCGACGCCTAACCCCGCGCAGGCAGTTCAAAAAGCCAAAGCAGCGGCAAAGGCGGTTGGCGGCGCTCCAAGCCCTGGTTTCAACCCCAGCGCAAAAGCAACACCACAAAACATGAGTATTCACGACAACATTAGAGCCGCGATTGCAGCGCAGCGCGGTTAAGAAAGGATAACCAATGGCTAGTCCCTTAGTGGCAAGCGTCGATTGGGGCGATGTGGTTACAACCACGCTTGAAAATCGCTCACGCGTTCTTGCTGACAACATTACAAACAACAATGCTTTGCTTGAGCGTCTTAAACAAAAAGGCAAAAACAAGCCTTTTTCTGGTGGTCGCGAGATCATGCAGGAACTGCGTTACGCGCAGAACCAGACGTTTATGTTCTATTCGGGCTTTGAGTTCCTTAACGTATCGCTGAATGATACGATGACGGCTGCTCGCTTCCCGATTAAACAGGCGTCGATTGCTGTCGTTTTGTCAGGTCTTGAAGAGCTTCAGAACCGTAGCGAAGAAGAGATGATTGACCTCATCGAAGCTCGCGTTGATACGGCTGAAGATACATTCTGGAACCAGATGTCTGCGGCTGTTTACTCTGACGGCACTGGTTGGGGTGGCAAGCAGATTAACGGCCTTGCGCTGTTGGTTTCTAAAACGCCTACCTCTGGTATTGTCGGCGGCATTGATCGTTCCAGCCAGGTTTGGTGGCGTAACGTAGCTGTAAACGCGAACACTGATAGCCGTGGCGTTGTCACTAGCTCGAATATTCAGAGCTATATGAACTCTACGTCAATTCAGTTGAAGCGTAATTCTGACGGCGTTGATCTGATTGTTGCAGATAATAACTATTATCTCGCCTATCTTGCTTCGCTTCAGTCAATTCAGCGTATCACTGATGACAAAGGCTCCGCAGGCGCCGGTTTCACGGCTGTCAAATACTATGGTGCTGGTAAGTCCGTTGATGTCGTTCTTGACGGCGGTAAAAACGGTCAAATCCCATCAAACACCATGTATTTCATCAACTCCGATTACTTGTTCTATCGCCCACATGCGAGCCGGAACTTCAAAGTAGTCGGCGGCGACCGCACCAGCATCAACCAGGACGCGATTGTTCGCATCATGGCTTGGGCCGGAAACATGACAATCGCCAATCCGTCCCTCCAAGGCGTCCTTTGGCAGTAAGGAGAGACGATAATGACAATTGCTTATTTTCCAGTAATGGGCGCGGGTGAAAAGACTTATGCGCCTATTGGCCCGACCGACAGCACTGTCGGCCCATATGCTAACTTTCGTCCTGGCACGATTGTTCACGGCGATGGCGGCGCTAGCTTTGTTGCTGCGTCTTTCACAGCAACGGCAAGCCAGGTTGTAAACCAGGGCGATCTCGCCTTTGTTGATAACAACTTTGTAGCGACGCTTGGCGTTACGAGCGCTGCTAAACTCGGTGTTAAGGTTGGCACTTTCTTCTTTGGTGGCAACTATCAGATGGCTCCAACATCTGCGGCCTTCTCTTTTACATTCCCTTCAGCGGGTGTGTATATTGTGTGGGTTCAGGTTGATGGCGTATCGCTTCTGAACTGCGCGTCAACGGCGCTTACGGGTAAAACCGTAACATCGTCAACGACCGCTGGTCAGGCTGACGCTCCTACTGCCGGCCCTGCTTCTGGCTCCTATACGCTTGGCGGCGTATTTCTGCCAGCAACAAACTACACGTTTACAGCGAATACGACGAATGGCTCTGCCGTTCTGACGAACCTTTCGACTGTAACGGGTATTTATCCAAACATGACGATTAGCGGAACGGGTATTCCTGCTTCTACCACGATTTCTTCAATCAACGGTAGCGCTGGAAATTACACGATTACGCTGTCGGCTAATGCGACGGCTACAGGCTCAACGATCACGATGACCTGTGCAAAATACGTCGAAGCCTATCTTAACAGCGCCTTTATCAGCGCTGCTAACTAATCTTGATCGGGGGGCGCTTATGCCCCCCTTTCTTTTGCGCCTTTTCAACGGGCAGGGGATAAAATGCAAGATACATTAGGCGGAGTTGGCGACCCATTCGCTACAGTTTCGGGTGGTTTTGGAATTGATTACGCTCAAATGAATAAAGGCGTTCAGCCAATATTCTTTGTTGAGCCAGTGGAAGATCAGGCGGCTTCAGAACGCGATGGCGTTCCGCGTTACCGCGAAGAAGAGCGCGTGAGATTGATTGTCGCAGGCGATATGTTTAACCAGCCTGTGCATCCAGTAGATAGCAATATTAAAGAGCGTTTTCCTGTGGCTTATGAAGCCTGGAAAGCCAAGAGACAAGAAAAGCACATTGATGGAACGCCGTTAAAACAGTGGCCGTTGCTGTCGCCTGTGCAGATTGCAGAATTTGAAGCCTCTGGCATTTTTTCGGTCGAAAGCCTGCGAGACATAGCCGACACGAATGTTAATCGTATCGCTGATGGTCGCATATGGCGCGAGAAAGCCAAGGCATGGCTAGAGCAAGCTAAAGACGGCGCGGCGGCTACAAGGCTAGCTGCTGAAAATGAGCGCCTTCGTGAGCAATTAGAACGCTTGGAAAAGCGTATTGATGAAATGGACAAAGAGGCTGTTAAACGCGGCCCTGGGCGTCCTGCAAAGGCTGATTAATGTCATTATTAACTATTTGCCAGAACGCGGCAATACGCATTAATTTTGGGGCTGTCCCAAATAGCGCGTATTCATCTACCGATACAAGCGTCTTGCAATTAGTTGCGTTTTCTCAAGATACAGGTCGAGAATTATTAGAGCGGTATGATTGGAACAATCTTAAAAACCAAGCTCTAATAACCGGCGATGGCGCGACGACGCTATTTAATTTGCCTTCAGATTGGATGCGTCTTTGTCCATCAGATAAGTCACCAATGGGCGCGTTGATTAGTTTGGCGCGTCCGACTATTCCATTGATTGGCCCCGTCAATGACGAATGGCTTAATCAAATGAAGGCGCTTCCAGCCTATCCAGCCTATCCAGTTTGGCGCATCGTCAATAATGAAATGGAAATATGGCCTGCTCTGGCAAGCGGTGAGGTTGTCCAATTCTGGTATTTTACTAAAAACTGGATACAATCTGGCTCAACCAGCGCTTATATTCAATCTTGGTCAGGCGATAGCGATACGTCGCTCATTGACGAAGATATTATAATGAAAGGCACCATATGGCGCTGGAAACGCGCTAAGGGCTTGGATTACGCCGAAGAATTTCGCGCTTATGAATTGTCTGTTGATCGTAACGCCGGTCAGCAAAATAATGAGCGTGTTGTTTCGACCAGCGATTATACTGTCAACTCAGATAATTTCTGGCCTGGTCAGATAAGCTATACGCCGCCATGAGATTAGCGCCTTTACGAGATAAAGGGCCATCCAAATCTCGCATATCACAACCGGCGCAAATACCGGCTCCGACTAAGGGCTGGTATGTTGGCTATAACATGGCTGAAGCGCCGCCAGGAACGGCGTATTTATTACAAAATGCTTTTCCTCAATTAGACTATGTCCGTATTCGCCGTGGCTCACAGGCTTATGCGACGGGTATGCCGTCAGCCACAGTAAACACGTTAATGCCGTGGCAAAACGCGACTAATTCTAAAATGTTTGCCGTATGCAATGGCAATATTTACGATGTCACCAATACGGGCGCAGTTGGCGCGGCAATGGTGACGGGGTTAAGCAATTCTGCTTATTTTAATTATGTGCAGTTTCAAGGATTATCAGCTAGCTATTTAGTAGCTGTTAATGGCATAAACCCTGTTTATCAATTTAACGGCACAAGCTGGTCTACGCCAACAATTACCGCTGCTTCTGGTTCTTTTTCGTCTTTTTCTAATGTTAATATATTTAAAAATCGCCTTTATTTTGTAGAAACAAACACATTAAACATATGGTATTTGCCAGTTAATTCTATTGCCGGTGCTGCGACAGTATTCCCGATGCAGGGCATATTTCGCAATGGTGGTTATATTGTAGCTACATCGTCTTGGGCGATTGATAGCACAAGCGGTATTTATGAGAGTTTTGTCGCAATTTCGTCTGAGGGCGAAGTTGTTATGTATGACGGTGCCGATCCAAGCGTTTGGACATTAAAAGGCACTTATAAGATTTCAAAGCCTCTTGGCCCTAGATGTTTTTCTAAGGCTGGCGGCGATTTATTGATTATGACTGAAGACGGCATTGTTCCCATGTCTGAGGTGCAGACATTGGATCAAATATCGCTGCAAAACGAGGCGATAACACAGCCTATAATGCCGGCCTGGAGGTCTGCCGTTATCGCAAGAAC